CTGGTAGAGCAGATGTATAAAGACTTTGAGGAATATGGCTGGGACGCAGAGAACCACTGCCATAGAATTTATAGTGGTCGTGAGAAGAATGATGATCGTCCAATTGTAATTACCACCTGGCAATCTATCTATAAGTTAGAACGTAAATGGTTTGAACGTTTTGATGTTGTGATTGGAGATGAGGCACATCTGTTTAAATCAAAGTCTCTCGTTCAGATCATGACTAAGTTGCATACTGCAAAACATAGGTTTGGTTTTACTGGCACACTAGACGGAACACAAACTCATAAGTGGGTGCTAGAAGGTCTCTTTGGTCCAGCATATAAAATTATTAGAACAGAAGAGTTAATGGAGAAAGGATTCCTCTCCAAGTTAGATATTAATTGTATTCTTCTCAAACATCCCCCACAAAAGTTTGAAACGTTTGAGGATGAGGTTCAATATATTATTGGACATGAGCAAAGAAATAAATTTATTACGAATCTTACACTAGACCTGAAAGGAAATACTCTTGTTTTATATTCAAGAGTCGAATCTCACGGAGCAGTCCTTTACGAGGAAATAAATAACAAAAAAGCAAGTGAAAACAGAAAGGTATTCTTCATCCATGGAGGAGTAGACGCTTCTGAACGTGAACTAGTTAGGGAGATTACCGAGAGAGAAGATAATGCTATCATCGTAGCATCCTATGGAACATTTTCTACTGGTATCAATATTAAAAATCTCCATAATGTTATCTTCGCCTCACCTAGCAAATCCAGAATCAGAAACCTTCAAAGCATTGGACGAGTTCTTAGAAAAGGAAGCAACAAAGTAAAAGCAGTTCTATTTGATATTGCTGATGATTGTACACATAATTCTAGAAAGAATTATACCTTGAACCATTTAATTGAAAGAATCAAAATCTACAACGAGGAGAATTTCAATTATGACATTATTACAGTTAACTTAAAATGATTATGGAAGAAGATTTCTACGCATCAATAAAATTAATAACTGGTGAGGAGATCTTTGCAAAGGTTTCCGTATGCGAAGAAGATGAAAGAACACTACTGTTACTTTCTAATCCCGTGACTCTTGAAGAAGTTAAAGTAAAGAAGTGGGGAACAGTTGGTTACAAAGTAGAATCATGGTTAAAAACTTCTTCTGATGATATGTTTATCCTTGACATGAACAAAGTTATCACAATTAGTGAGACTGATAATATTGAAATCATCAGTGTGTATCTACAATACATCAGAGATGCTGATGAAGACTCTAATCCATATAGTAGTAAAGAGTCTTTAAATCGAGAAATGGGCTATATATCTAGTGTAATTGATGCAAAAGAGGTCTTAGAAAAACTCTATAAGCTATGAGTTCTCTTTAACCTTAACAAAGGCAGTCTACACATATTTCAGAGTCTTGTCAAGCCCTGAAAGTATGCTATAATATTATTAATTGTTATGGTAGTAACATATGCTGATTACTAATATGCCAAGGACACGCAAGAGATCCGAACACTACGTTAATAATAAGGAATTTCTTGCTGCCATCATTGAGTATAAAAGACAAGTTCGTGAAGCTGCTGAGAAAGAGTTTCCCGGTATCACAGATCAAGAACTCAAAACTTGGAAGAGTCCTAATAAACCAAGAATTACAAATTATCTTGGTGAGTGTTTTTTAAAGATTGCAACTCACCTTTCATATAAACCAAACTTTGTCAACTACATGTTCAAAGACGACATGGTTTGTGACGGTATTGAAAACTGTATTCAGTATATCAATAACTTTAATCCAGAAAAATCACAGAATCCTTTTGCGTATTTTACTCAAATCATTCACTACGCTTTTCTGAGACGGATTCAGAGAGAGAAGAAACAGATGGAGATCAAGAATAAGATTCTTGAACGATCTGGTTTTGATGAAGTATTTGTTGATAACAACACCCTTGACGGAAACAACTATTCCAATTATAATAGCATCAAGGATAACGTGCATATCAAACTTCGTTCGTGACTATTGCTATCATCACTGACCAGCACTTTGGTGCCCGTAAAAATTCAAAACTATTTCACGATTACTTCTTAAAATTTTACGACGAGGTGTTCTTTCCCACTCTTGAAGAGAAGGACATTAAGTGGGTAATTGATATGGGGGATACGTTCGATAATAGAACTGGTATCAATTACTCTGCTTTGGCGTGGGCAAAAGACAATTACTATGATCGTCTAAAAAAGATGGGCGTTCAAGTCTACACCATTGTTGGTAATCACACTGCATATTATAAGAATACTAATTCAATCAATGCAGTTGATCTCCTTTTACGTGAGTATGATAATATACATGTAGTCTCTGAATATAGAGAAATTGTTTTACATGGACTCAACATTGCTCTGGTTCCGTGGATTAATTCTGAGAATGAAGAGAGTACATATGCAGCATTGAAAAAATCTAAATGTCCTGTTGTCATGGGACACCTAGAACTACAAGGATTCTATGCTAACAAGATGCACATGATGGAACATGGTGCAAAGAGAAATCCATATAAGAAATTTAAGAAAGTATATTCGGGTCACTACCATCATAGAAGTTCAGAAGATAATATTCACTATCTTGGCAATCCATATGAAATATATTGGAATGATCTAGAAGATGATCGTGGATTTCATTTGTTTGAACCAAAAACAATGGAACACACCCCAGTCAATAATCCATTCAAAATGTTTTATAGACTGTACTATAATGATAATGCAGCTGCATTACTTGATGCTAGTCAATATAAAGATAAGATTGTTAAACTTATTGTTAGAAAGAAATCAAATCCCAAAGAGTTTGAAAAGTATGTTGACAAACTTATGGATGCAGGTGTATCTGATCTGAAAGTTGTTGAAAATTTTGCTTTCGACGAAAGTGAAGACTTTAATATTGAACAATCAGAAGATACACTCTCCATCCTTAGTAGATATCTTGACGAATCTGAAACTGATATAGATAAAAGTGCAGTCAAAAAAATTATCAAAGATATTTACCGAGAGGCATGTGAGGTAATCTAATGTTCGTTCTCACCATCGACGGAAAAGAAGACGACGGCGCATACTCTGTCGCAAATGAAGATGGTGAACGTGTACTTTACCTCTTTGATGAAGAGGATGATGCCATGAGATATGCTATGATGTTGGAAGAAGAAAATTTTCCGACAATGCATGTCATCGAGATTGATCCTGAGATGATGGTTAAAGCATGTGAATATTCTTCTACAAGATATGCTATCATAACCAAAAACGACATTGTAATTCCTCCGCGAACTCCATTTCATGATAACGTTTAAAAAAATTCGATGGAAGAACTTTCTTTCTACCGGAAATCAATGGACAGAAGTTCTACTTGACGAACACAAAAATACTATGATTATTGGCACTAATGGTGCTGGTAAGTCAACTATTCTTGATGCTCTCACGTTTTCGTTATTCAATAAACCTTTTCGGAAAATCAATAAACCGCAGTTGGTAAACTCTGTCAATGAAAAAGACTGTCAGGTTGAGGTAGAGTTCAATATTAAGAATAAAAAATATAAAATTATTCGTGGTCTGAAACCTGCTAAGTTTGAGGTCTGGATTGATGATGAAATACAAAATCAAGATGCATCCGCTGTTGATCAACAAAAGAAGTTAGAACAAAATATTCTTAAATTAAACTTTAAATCATTTACTCAGATTGTTATTCTAGGTAGTAGCACTTTTGTTCCCTTTATGCAACTGCCAACTGCTCATCGCAGAGAGGTGATTGAAGATCTTCTTGATATTAAGATCTTCTCGTCAATGAATGTGTTGATTAAAGATAAGATTCGATCTATCCGTGAAGAGACAAGAACACTAGAACTTAAAAAAGATTCTTTGAAAGATAAACTCAAAATGCAGAGAGAGTTTATTGAACAGATTGAGCAAGCAAGTAAGAACGATATCAAAGAAAAGAAGCAACAGATTAAAAACATTGCCGAAGAAGCGAACCGTTATATTATCACCAACACAAAATTGGTTGAAGAAATTGAAGATCTTGAAAAGGTCAATATATGGACTCCTGACACGCTCAAAAAACTGACTAGTCTTCGCACAAAGATTCAAACAAAGAGAGAAACTGTCAATGAAGAAACAGTATTCTTTAATGATCATTCGGTATGCCCTACATGCACTCAGGGTATTGAAGAAGAGTTTAGGTTAAATAGAATTGGGACGCTCAACGCTTCAATAGAGAAGTTAAACGAAGGTCTAACAGATCTAGACTCTAAAATAGAAGAAGAGGAGGAAAGAGAGTCCCAACACAATAAACTCTCATCGGAGGTTACTTCCCTAAACAATGAAGTTTCTCAAAACACTGTTCGGGTTTCAGGATTACAACGGCAATGCCGAAACTTGGAATCGGAAATTCAAAGAATTACCGACCAACTCGCGAATCGAAATTCTGAACATGAGAAGTTAAACGACTTCAATGAAACTTTACAGGGGGTATATGAAGATCTAGCGACAAAAACTGAATCAGTACAGAATCACGATTTTGCTTATTCCTTATTGAAGGATGGGGGAGTTAAAACTAAAATTATCAAACAGTATCTCCCCCTAATTAATAAGCAAGTCAATCGCTATCTTCAATTGATGGACTTCTTTATCAA